GCCGATTAGTATGCCGTAATAGAATACATCAAATTTGGTCATTATCATTTCCTTCCGGAGTTAGTTGAATGGGTAGTTCGTATTCGCTTACAAGACCGGTTATATCCCATTCGACGATTTCGCGTATGAGACCGATTGATTCGATGAGATTAACTTCGGCAAGTATTGCTGTTGCAGTGTGCAAGTCGTCACAAGGAAACAAAACAATACGCCGAGATTCGGTAATAATGATTTTGATATTATCAGCTTCTGCTGTTTGAATAAGAGCCATACACTCACCATCGCTGAGAGGATCGATGAATGTAAACTCTTTAGTGACGTGAGCTACAGCTGTTACGTCGTCGGAATCAGTTGACATGAGAGAACCTTTCGGATGGAGGTTGAGTAAAAAGCAAGCGCTCTAGCGGAGCATGAAGGAGAGACTGCTACTACGCTAGAGCTGCTATGAGAATGAGGTGAGCAGTTTATCTTCATGCTCAGGAAGTATGTGTAATAAAGCAGAGCATACAAATAAAGCGTATGTTGCACTGGAAAAGCGGCGTTAGCCGTTTATTGTAACTTGAAGCAAACAAATTTGTTATCGTTTGGTGAGGTGATAACGATGTTAGGTAGCGATGTATCGGGTGCACGGCAGTCAATCATGTACCATTCGTAACCGCTAGCTAGCTGTTTGTTTGAAGTGTTGATGAAGTCTGCATTATCGGCGGACCACAACGCAGCGACTGCAATAAAGAATAGAGGCATGATATAGACTCCGGATGAGGGTTTGCAGTAGAGTAAGGACCCACGCCGTAGCGTGAGCCCTCAGGGAGATTAGAATGGATTCGCAGTTGCTTCGTCCGTTGCTGGAGCTTCGGCTGGTGCAAACGCTGCAGGATTAGCAAGGTCTGCGATTGGCTCGAAGCTAGAATCGCCAGTGTACTCTTTGAACTCTGCGACTTGCACAGCAGTAAGAGAGCTGGAGATACCTTCACGACCGGCATTTTTGTAGTACATCTGATAGATGATTACGTTACCGCGTGAACCATTGCCAAGCTTTGAAGCATCGATAGGCTGAGCATCGGCACCAACAACAGTGGGAGCACCATTATCAGATTGATCAGCTTTGAATGCTTTACGCTTAAGAGAAGCAATGAGTTTACCTGTTGGCTGCTTAGTCTCTTTGTCAAGCTCTGACTTAACATTGAGATGATTGGCAGACCATTCGTCAGCTACGGTTTTATCAGTAGTAGCAATTTGAAGCTCGTACTGCATAACGCCGAATGGTGAAACAGGTTTGGTCAATTTAGCCCAGTTCAATTCAACATTGTCAATGCGATAATTGCGAGGCTGGAAAATTTGAATATTCATAATTGTACCTTTCGTTGGATGTGTTTAGATTGTGTAAAGATGATACGCCTACCCGTTTTATGTGCGGCTGAGGGCAATCCGTCCGTGTATGGCTACTAAGACGTATCATTGGAAAAGAGGCGTTAGCCTCTCCTCGAGTAGTTATGGTAGCTTAGAAGATATGTAAGGAACTACATACCGTTCAAGTATTTCTACAAGAAGAAACACGAGACAAGCTGAGAAGCCTATGACACACAAGGCTATCGCGAGGATAAGAATCTGTGTCATAGCTATCGCCGCCAGATGATTTTAACAGTGCCATCGGGATACACATGGTAAACATACTCAGTCATTGAAGTCCTCCTTTATGCATGAGTAACAGAACCAGCAGATGAATAGAGCTGCTAGAAGAAAGATAGAGTGGAATAGAAACATAACATTCGCTTTCTGTAATTAGAGATAATACTATGGGATAAGTGCCGCTAGGCGCTTACAGTGCTGGTAGATTGAGAGAGTGCTGAGAGATAGCCCTAAGGTTACTCCTAGTGCTGAGTTCCTGAGTGACTTCAAGTAAAGTTCTAGGTTCTGAGAGATTAGCTTCTGGGGAATCTAGGGGGTACAGAAAGTATATAGGGGGTATATATATATTATTAGTTTAAATTAACTTAACCTCTAGCCTTACTGGCTTCTATCATCAACCTCTATAGCATATATAGTATACCTTTAGCTTATATAGTATATATATAGTATATATCATCCCCCTCTTATAGGAGACATTTAAACTTATCTTAAATGTCCCCTTAAAGTAAAGTTATGTGAGGACACAACTATGGCAGATAAGAAAGAGCTTTTAAAGCTATTACAAGAAAAGCAAAAGCGACAGAAGCTAACTACTTATGAAGAAGACTTCACATCGTTTGCTAAAGATAATATTAAAATTATTACTAAGGATGCTAGAGCTGGCTTCGTTGATTTTTCTTTTAATGCATGTCAAAAGGAAATTACAGAAGCACTTGATAAGCAGCTGCGGGAAACCGGGAAGGTGCGCGCTATTATCTTGAAGGCTCGGCAACAGGGCATATCTACATATTGTGCTGGTAGAGTATTTTGGAAAACATACTTCTCACCGCATGCACGATCTGTTGTTATGGCGCATGATAGTGCGACATCAGATGCCCTGTTTACTATGAGTCGTAACATTATTAAGAATATGAATCCTGAGTATAGACCCAATGAGGTAAAGTCCAATGCTAAGGAAATTGTTATATCGGCTCCGCACTTCCCTAAAGATGCTTCAGGTGAGAGGCCTGTTGGTTCGTATCGACTATACACTGCTGGTTCTCCGGAAGCTGGTCGAGGTACTACCCCAACAATTGCTCATCTCTCCGAGGTCGCATTCTGGACGCATGATGAGAAGATTCTCGCTGGTTTGTTTCAGGGTATCTCAGAAGCACCGGGTACGGAAGTCATTATTGAGTCTACGGCTAATGGAGCTAAAGGGGAATTCTATAGGCTGTGGAAAGGTGCATTAGATGGAGAGAACGATTATCTTCCTTTGTTTCTTCCATGGTTCTCAACTCCTGAATACTGGAGAGAACCACCGGAAGGCTTCGAACGATCTTCAGAAGAAGATCTACTAGTAGAGCAGTATGACCTAAATGATGGACAGCTTTACTGGCGTCGGTTGAAGATTGCTGAAGGTGGGGAATTAAAATTCCGCCAGGAGTACCCAGCGTCTCCCGATGAAGCCTTTATTACTGCAGGCTCTTCTGTGTTTGATCCAGAGAAAACAGCTAAACTGTTACCAGTAGAACCTGAAAAGAAGATGAACTTTGACTTCCCTGCTTCAACATGGGAACCTTCAAATGAAGGAAAGCTACATATATGGGACTATCCAGATTGGAATAGTAATTATATTGTTGCTGCAGATGTTGCACTTGGGGTAGGTCAAGATTATTCAACAGCAGTAGTCTTAGATACAGAAAGAAGAGTAATTGCTTTATTCCGAGATAATCACTTAGATCCAAGTAAGTTCGGCGATCTTTTGTTTTATCTAGGTAGGTACTATAATAATGCATTGCTTACTGTTGAAAGTAATTCCATGGGCGTCGCCACGCTATCTCGATTAACACAGATGAATTACATTAATTTGTATAAGCAAACAAAAATCTCTTCAATCTCGAAGGAAGAAGGACAAGTTCCAGGGTTTAGGACAACTCAGGTAACTAAGCCGCACATTATCGGTAATCTAAAGAATGCTATTGAAAATGATGACATCTGGATTGCCTCAAAGATAATGATACAAGAATTAAAAGATTATATTAGTACTGATTCAGGAAAGACAGAAGCTGCACCCGGGTGTCACGATGATACTGTTATGGCTGCAGCTATTGCACTTGAAACATTACGAACACACTATGATAAGCTAACTGTAAATAAAGTACCTTGGTCTCAGAAATTTTCTACTGAGCAGGAAAATACACAGTGGCTTTAGAGTTCCCGTGTCCTCATTACCCCGGCGGAGGTAAGGGATAAATCCGCCACTTATTTTATGGAGACCCCCATGTCAGTAGAAACATTTCTTAAATGGAAGATACTGCCTCGCTTTATGATGCTTATGTCTACTCTTATGTCTTGGCGATGTGCTGAATGGTTTATGGCTTTACCAGATCCGACTGGTGCACAGTCAGCTTTTGTATCTGTGGTTATGGGTGTTATGACAGGAGTTTTCGGAATTTGGATGGGGCATGAACATAAATGATATGGGCACTATTACTAACCGCTTGTATGGAAACCACTTGCGTTAAA